TTCGTAATGGATATCGTCCTTTGTATAACAATGTCACTGCTTCAAACTTGTCGGTTTCTGCTAATTCGTTCGGGACGCATTACAACATTACCAATAGCGCTTTTTCAACAATGACCTTACCTACCATTACATGGGCTAACGATTCCAATGGATATTGGGTATTTCGTAATAATACATCCTCGTATTTATCTGTGACCATTACCTACACGACAGCAGGAACCACTGCACCTACCAATCCAGTCGTGATTCCACCTGCGAATTCCACTACAATCATGGTGACATATCCTGGCGGAACAACCTCCAACTATGTTTTGTTTTAAGAAAGGTAATGATCGGAACCTCAAGAAGTGTGTGGGGATTTGACCCAAGGAGTGTTCCAGACTGTCAATTGTGGTTGGATGGTGCGGATCCTGCTGGAACAGGCACACTACCTGCGAATGGAGCCACAGTTTCAACGTGGGTAGATAAGTCTGGGAATTCAAATAATGCAACAGGTGGTACATCACCTACATATTCTACTTCTGGTAAAGGTCTTGTTTTTTCTACAGCTAGTACAACTTATTTACAAACACCTATTACTGCAGTTCCAACTGCTGAAACAGTGTTCTGTGTGTTTACACCAACAAATGCACAACTATTATTGAATAATGATATGTTTTCTTCAAGTGCGACTAATGGATTGGGATTTCAAATTGCAGGAAATGGAACAAGTTTTGCATTAAAATATGATATTTGGGGGATTACAGGATACGCATTCACATCGTATACGATATTTCCTGGAACTATATCATTAGGATCTGGAACATTTTCAAGTTCAACTGCAACAACTTTTTTGAATGGAGGTGCGTCAGTGGGTGGACCTACAAGTACCGCATCACCTTCAGGTAGTGGAACTCGTAGAGTAGGTTCTGGTGCAGGTGGAGACTACTTTAATGGAACTATTCATGAACTTATCTATTATAACTCACTTATTAGCACCTCCCAACGCCAACAAATTGAAGGCTATCTTGCACACAAGTGGGGATTGACTGGATATTATGATTCTTCCATTCCATTGACGATTCCCGGATGTCAATTGTGGTTGGATGGAGCAGACCAAAGTTCAATGACGCTTTCGGGTTCTAATGTTACCGTATGGAACGATAAATCTGGGAATGGGTATCATATGAATACTTTGTCAGCATCCGCGTTATGGACAGGTAGTGCTGTATATCCAACGATAGGAACTTCAATGAATGGTCTTCAAACCGTAAACTTTGTTGCTCAATCAGGTTTAAAACAAGCAACAACATTGGATGGTATTAAAAATCTATTTTGGGTTGGGCGTATTGCAGCTCCAACAGGAAGTCCTAGTGGACCAGGAGCTCCAGTTTATTTTCTTCTTGGACACGATACTCTGTATGATTGGCATGCAACTAGTTATGGTGGTAAATTTATAGAAACAGCCTTTGCACAAGCTGGTATTAGTAGTGCAACAGCATCTCTCTTTACATCCGACCCAAATGCTGTAACAAATGCTACATTCTCAACTGTCAATATGCCATCTGCTCCAAATATATCCTTATTATCGGTATCAGGAATTACAGGTTCTACACGATATCAAGGTATTTGTTATGATAGAGGTTTTCATACCGGTTGGTGTGGTGATTTAGCCGAAGTCATTACCTTTACCACCGCCCTCACCACCACTCAACGCCAAACCATCGAAGGATATCTTTCAAAGAAATGGGGAATCGGATCTTCTTCTTCAATTCCTTCCACACATCCCTTCTCCTCCATTCGACCTCATTTGCGCACCTTTCAACCCATCGATGTTCCAGGGTGTCAATTGTGGTTGGATGGAGCAGACTCTTCGACAATCACGTTTAGTTCAGGTAGCAATGTGAACCAATGGAATGATAAGAGTGGGAATGGAAGAAATGCAACGGTATATAATGGAACACCTACCTACACAGTATCGTCAGGAATGACCTTCAATGGAAGTTCAACACTACAAGTTACTTACCCAGCATCACCTGCTGTAGAAACTCTATTTATGATTATTAAGTTTAACTCTGTTTCAGGGCAATCGAGTATTTTTGCTGGAACTGCAGGTGGTCAGCGAGAGTATTTATTGTATTCTCCCTATAGTCCTGGAACAATGTATCTAGGAAGATACGGAGGTGCACCTAGTGGTTCAATCAATGGAGGTACCGTAACTACTGGAACTACCTATATGTTAGAATATATCTTTAATGGAACCAGTAATACAATCTCATTCTATCAATCAGGAACTGTAACAAGTTCTGGGACTCCTCAATTTACCTATGGTGCAGGAGGCACTATCACTCTCATTGGTTCTTATGGAGGAGGTGGATTTTTACAGGGTCAAATCTATGAAATCCTCGTGTACAATACCGCTCTCACCGCCTCTCAACGCCAACAAGTGGAAGGGTATTTAGCGCGCAAATGGGGAATCAGTATAAGTGCAACATTACCTTCCACACATCCATTCAAGTCGTTTCCGCCTGCAGTAATTTCAGAAACTTTTACTAATACTTTTACCTATACAGGTGGAGATCAAAGTTTTGTAGTACCTACAAATGTAACGAGTATAAAAGTCTATATGTGGGCAGGAGGCGGTCAAGGAACAACAACAATTAATGGATCTTTTTATGGAGGAGCAGGTGCCTATGTTCAAGGAGTTCTTACAGTGACACCGGGCGAGACTCTTACCATATATGTAGGTCAAGGAGGTATTACTGGACCTACCTTTTCATACAAAAATGGAGGATATAACAGTGCAGGTGATGCAGGAACTGGTACTGCTGGTGGTAGATCAGGTATCGCTAGAAGTTCAACGAATATTGTTGCTGTAGGTGCGGGTGGTGGTGGTGGTGGTAACGGAAACGGAGGAGCAGGAGGTATAACTTCAGGAAGTGCTGGAGGTGGAACCAATCCAGGTGGAGGAGGCACACAATCTGCTGGTGGTTCTGCTGGTTCAAGTGGTTATAATAGTGGAGGTGTTGGACAAAACTTTGGTGGAGGCACTGGTCCTAGTGCTTATGGTGGATCAGGCGGTGATGGATTTTATGGAGGTGGAGGTGGAGCAGCATTTGGTTCTGGACAACTCGGTGGTGGAGGTGGAGGTGGATCTTCACTCACAAGTAATCTAACCTCTCTGGTTACGTTTGTAAGTTCAAATGGATATTCAGCACCAAATACTAATTCTAGATATTATAGATCAACTATAGCAGCAGGAGGTTATGGATTAAGTGGAACTGCAGGAAATGGTCTTGTTATTATAACATCTTCTATATAAGGTTATTACCCCCTTAACCCCTCGATACGTGAATCCTTAACGTGTTTCCAGAAAATGAGAAGGATATATTGATTCCAGGCGTCAACGCTCGAATCTTTTCCAAAACCTCATCGAATGTAATGGGACTCAATAAAAATTGTAGGTAAGCCATTGTGTCACGAGTGACTCCGTCTGAACAAACGTTTGGAGGAGTGATTTCGAAGGATTGAACTATAAATGTAGCTGGGAATCCAAGACCTGCCCATTGAAACAGTTGGGGGCGATACTGTTCGCGTTGCGGATTGACCAATCCAGTTAAAGACTGCTTATCTGCGTCTTGCTTTGCAACAACAACTGCATAACTCTGCATGAGTTCTTCTAAGGTAACAATCTGAGGCGCTTCGGTAGGTCCAGTTGCAGCCGTAGGAAACATGGATAGATCCGGTCCAGTGGGTCCTGGTTCATTCGTTCCAGTGGGTCCGGTTCCTTCGGTGGGTCCAGTTCCTTCGGTGGGTCCAGTGGGTCCGGTTCCTTCGGTGGGTCCGGGTTCATTCGTTCCAGTGGATCCGGTTCCTTCGGTGGGTCCGGTTCCTTCGGTGGGTCCGGTTCCTTCGGTGGGTCCAGTGGGTCCGGGTTCTTCGTTACTCATTTGTTAAATGAACCCGATTTTTAACTTGAATACACTAACAATAGAATGAGTGCTGGTCCAACGGGTCCCACTGGACCAACAGGAATGACAGGTATAACAGGAGGCACTGGTTCATCGTATGGTCTTCGAGGAGCGCCCGGTCCACCAGGTGACGATGGAAATGACGGACCTCAAGGACCTCAAGGACCTGCAGGATCTGCGACGAATACAGGTGCAACAGGAGTTCAAGGAACCCAAGGAACTCGAGGAACTCAAGGATTTCAAGGACCTGCAGGATTTGCAGCCAACACAGGTGCAACAGGACCTCGAGGTCAAGCAGGTCTAGATGGTCTTCGAGGACCAAAGGGAACGGATGGTCAGGCAACGAATACAGGCGCAACAGGAACTCAAGGAACTCAAGGAACTCAAGGAACTCAAGGCACTCAAGGCACTCAAGGCACTCAAGGCACTCAAGGCACTCAGGGAACTCAAGGCACTCAAGGCACTCAAGGCACTCAGGGAACTCAAGGTACACAAGGTACACAAGGCACTCAAGGCACTCAGGGAACTCAAGGCACTCAAGGCACTCAGGGAACTCAAGGAACTCAAGGAACTCAAGGTACACAGGGAACTCAGGGAACTCAAGGTACACAGGGAACTCAAGGGACCCAAGGGACTCAGGGTACTCAGGGCACTCAGGGTACTCAAGGTACTCAAGGTTTTCAGGGTTTTCAGGGGACACAAGGAACCCAAGGAACCCAAGGAACCCAAGGTACTCAGGGAACCCAAGGTACTCAGGGTACTCAGGGAACCCAAGGTACTCAGGGAACCCAAGGTACTCAGGGAACCCAAGGAACCCAGGGCACTCAGGGAACACAAGGGTTTACTGGACACACAGGAACCTCTGGAGTTGGAGGTGGTTCCGTCATTCAATTAGACAGTGGATTTGGAACTGTAGATTTACCTCAAGGAATTGTTTCAACTTTTGCAGGTAGTTTATCCAATACAGCTGGATCCACCGATGGAACTGGAACCAACGCTAGTTTCAGTTATCCTTATGGAGTCGCAGTGGATTCAGTAGGCAATGTGTATGTAGCGGACTATGGTAACAATCGCATTCGTAGAATCACACCTGGAGGTGTAGTCACAACCTTAGCAGGTAGTTTGTCTAATACATCTGGTTCCACTGATGGAACTGGAACCAACGCTAGTTTCAATATTCCTACTGGAGTCGCAGTGGATTCTGCAGGAAATGTGTATGTAGCAGACTTTGGTAATCATCGTATTCGTAAAATCACACCCACAGGTGTGGTTAGTACATTGGCAGGTAGTTCACAAGGTTCTACCGATGGAACTGGAACCAACGCTAGTTTCAATTATCCTCATGGAGTCGCAGTGGATTCAGTAGGCAATGTGTATGTAGCGGATCAAGTTAATAATCGTATCCGTAGAATCACGCCAGAAGGAGTAGTTACCACATTGGCAGGGAGTTTATCCAATACATCCGGTTCTACCGATGGAACAGGAACGAATGCGAGTTTCAGTGCTCCTCGTGGAGTCGCAGTGGATTCAGTAGGCAATGTGTATGTAGCGGATATTGGTAATCATCGTATTCGTAGAATCACATCCACGGGTGTAGTCACAACCTTAGCAGGTAGTTTATCCAATTCAAATGGATCCATAGATGGAACAGGAACCAATTCACAATTCAGTAATCCTACAGGAGTCGCAGTGGATTCAGCAGGGAATGTGTATGTAGCGGATCAATCCAACCAGCGTATCCGTAAAATCACATCCACTGGTGTAGTGACAACCTTAGTAGGAAGTTCATCTGGTTCTGCCGATGGAACTGGAACGAATGCGACTTTTAGTGGTCCTACTGGAGTCGCAGTGGATTCAGTAGGCAATGTATATGTTGCAGACCAAATTAACCACCGTATCCGTAGAATCATCGCCAAAACCTATTCACTTCTACCGTATACAACTCAAACCGGATCGTCGGCAATCACGGTTCCTGCATCGACTACACAAACTTTAAATTTTGCTGTTCCTTCTTCATCTTTGCCTTCAACTCTAACTCTTGCAGGTACATGGGTTCTCAAGTTGTACGCATTCTTAGTTAGTTCCACTAGTTCTGCAACGATTACTTGCCAAGTCTTCAATGGAACCACACTTCTAACCAGTGGAACCTCAAGTGTTATAGTGTCAAGTATGACGGTTCAACTATACCCAATTACATTCATTATTCCAACTGTGAACATCCCTGACTACTTGGAACTAGATGTAATTGTGACTACACAGTCAAGTCCTCTTACGTTCCAGTTCACGGCGCCTAATCTATCGTTAATAGAGACTTCATTGCCAATTACCACTCTAAAACCTTCTAGTGGTCTCATGTTACCATTGGCAAGTGGAACTGTAAATTTTCCATTTGTTACAACCTTAGCAGGCAGTTTGTCTAATACATCTGGATCTACCGATGGAATTGGAACCAATGCAAGTTTCAATATTCCTAGAGGAGTCGCAGTGGATTCAGCGGGGAATGTGTATGTAGCGGATAATAATAATCACCGTATCCGTAAAATTGATACAGGTGGTGTAGTGACAACCTTGGCAGGTAGTTCAGCTGGATCTGCCAATGGAACAGGAACCAATGCAGGGTTTACTTTTCCTAGTGGTGTTGCAGTTGATTCAGCGGGGAATGTATTTGTAGCGGATCAACTTAATCACCGCATTCGTAGAATCACGCCAGAAGGTGTAGTTACCACATTTGCAGGGAGTACATCTGGTTCTACCGATGGAACAGGGACGAACGCTAGTTTCAATACTCCCTTTGGAGTTGCAGTGGATTCAGCGGGGAATGTATTTGTAGCAGATACTGTTAACAACCGCATTCGTAGAATCACATCCGCAGGTGTAGTGACAACCTTAGCAGGGAGTTTATCCAATACATCTGGTTCCACGGATGGAACTGGAACGAATGCGAGGTTCAATGCTCCTCAGGGAGTCGCATTTGATTCAGCGGGGAATGTGTATGTAGGTGATACAGGTAATAATCGTATCCGTAGAATCACATCCGCAGGTGTAGTCACAACCTTAGCAGGTAGTTTATCCAATTTAACTGGATCTGCAAATGGAACTGGAACCAATGCAACTTTCAATGCTCCTAGAGGAGTTACAGTGGATTCAGCGGGAAATGTGTATGTAGCAGATGGTATCAACCATCGTGTTCGTAGAATCACATCCGAAGGTGTAGTCACAACAATTGTAGGTAGTTCAGCTGGATCTGTAGATGGAATAGCAACCAATGCGAGTTTCAATACTCCTATTGGAGTAGCAATTGATTCGGCAGGAAATCTATATATAGGAGAACAAGACAACCATCGTATCCGTAAACTCACTAACATAGAAAATTCACTACTCCCCTATACACCCTTAAGTGGATCCTCTGCAATTACGGTTTCTGCATCCACTACACGAACTGTAAGTTTCGCTATTCCAGCATCATCTTTACCTTCAAGTCTAAACATTGCAGGTATATGGGCTCTCAATTTATATGCATTCTTAACTAGTTCAACCAGTTCGGCAACCATTACTTGCCAACTCTTCAATGGAACCACTCTTCTAACCAGTGGAACCACAGGTGTTACCGTAGCGAGTATGACGATTCAACCCTACTCAATTCCATTCATTGTTCCAAACGTGAACATTGTTGACTATTTACGTCTTAATGTAATTGTGACCACACAGTCAAGTCCAATTACTTTTCAGTTTACCTCTCCTAGTCTTTCATTCTTACAGACTTCATTGCCAATTACCACTCTAACACCGTCTAGCGGTCTCGCATTTCCATTGGGAAGTGGAACTGTAAATTTCCCAATTGTTACAACCTTTGCAGGTAGTACATCTGGATCGACAAATGGAACAGGAACTAATGCACAATTCAATCAACCTGCTGGAGTTGCAGTCGATTCTGCGGGAAATGTGTATGTAGCCGATCAATCCAACAACCGTATCCGTAAAATTGATACATTAGGAGTAGTCACAACCTTAGCAGGTAGTACACAAGGATCTACTGATGGAACAGGAACGAACGCTACATTTAATGCTCCTTATCCATTAGCAGTGGATTCAGCAGGGAACGTGTATGTATCAGATCGCGGAAATAACAGAATTCGTAGAATCACACCATTAGGTGTAGTTACTACATTTGCAGGAAGTTTGTCCAACACACCTGGATCTACAGATGGAACTGGAACCAATGCGACTTTCTCCGGTCCCTTTGGAATGGGAGTAGATTCAGCAGGAAATGTATTTATAGCAGACACAGGTAATCACCGTATTCGCAGAATCTCAACATCAGGTGTAGTCACAACTTTTGCAGGTAGTTTATCCAATTCATCTGGATCTACCGATGGAGTTGGAACAAACGCTACTTTTAACCAACCTTTTGGAATTGCATTTGATTCGTCAGGGAATATGTATGTAACGGATCTTGCGAACAACCGTATTCGTAGAATCACACCCGCAGGTGTAGTCACAACCTTTGCAGGAAGTTCATCTGGATCTGCTAATGGAACTGGAACCAATGCACAATTCAGTAATCCTACAGGAGTCGCAGTGGATTCGACAGGAAACATATATATAGGAGATCAATCCAACCACCGCATTCGTAGAATCACGCCAGCAGGTGTAGTCACAACCTTTGCAGGTAGTTCACAAGGATCCGCAGATGGAACAGGAACAAATTCACAATTCAGTAATCCTACAGGAGTCGCAGTGGATTCGACAGGAAACATATATATAGGAGATCAATCCAACCACCGCATTCGTAAACTCATTAACATAGAAAATTCACTTCTACCATTTACATCAACTGGAACATCGGCAATCACGGTTCCTGTTTCCACTACACGAACTGTGAGTTTCGGTATTCCAGCTTTATTTTTGTCTTCATTTACACTTGCAGGTACATGGATGCTCACTCTGTATGCATCCTTAACAACTTCCACAAGTCCAGCAACGATTACTTGTCAACTCTACAATGGAACCACTCTTCTAACAAGTGGTACCACAAGTGTTACCGTATCAAGTATGACTGCTCAACCCTACTCAATACCATTCATTGTTCCGAATGTTTACATTCCTGAATATTTAGAATTAGATGTAATTGTGACTACACAGTCAAGTCCAGTGACCTTTCATTTCTCGTCTCCCAATATGTCATTTTTACAGACGTCATTTCCTTTGACATCTCAGTATGGAAATCCATCAGTTAATGGAACTGATTATGCATATCATCAGAGATCTACACATATGTTTTTTGGTCAAGGTGTTACAACAGGTGCTGGAACAATTGGAGTCTATTCAACTGAAAGCAATGTAACGGGACAAGGAGGATCTGTTGCTCTTGGAGCACGATCTACTGATTTCGGAGGAGGTCAACAACATCAGATTCAGGCAAGAATAGCAGGTGTTGTAGATGGAAGTTATACAGGTGCATTTATAATTCAAACATGTGCTAACGGTGCATTGCCTGAACGATTTCGAATAACAAGTGCTGGATACGTTGGAATAAATTGTAATGCTCCAAGTGTTCCACTAGTTGTCAATGGTTATATACTTAGTAATGTAGCTCAATCCACTTATTTTTCTTATAATACTGGTCTTGGCACTAATCCTAATACTATGGGACATAATACAACTATTTTTGCACAAACAGGAGTCGTTGCAGGTGCATTTATTGCGTATTCTGATCAGCGTATCAAAACAGACATTCAAGATGTTCAAGATGATGAGGCATTACAACAACTCCGACTCATTCAACCTAAGACGTATACATATAAAGATATTATTGAAAAGGGATCTACACCCGTCTATGGATTTATTGCTCAACAAGTTCGAAGTGTATTGCCATATTCAACCGGTTTAATTAAAAATACCATTCCTGACATTTACAAACTTGGTGATCGCGTAGAGGATATTGTTACATTACGCGACTCAACGTTTTCATTCAATGAATCCTCTGGAAATGTTAAATTTATTCAGAAAAAAGGAGGTGATGCAATTGTTCCTGTTAACTTCATTTCATCTAATCAATTACAGATTTTAGATACAAGTAATCTTGACTCAAATGAATCCGAAATCTTCGTCTACGGTCGAGAAGTAGAGGATTTTCACACCCTCAATAAAGATGCAATTTTCACAGTCAATGTAGCCGCAACACAAGAACTGGACCGACAACTTCAAGCCGCAAAGGTTCAAATCGCGAGTCTCGAAACACGACTTGCCCTTCTTGAATCTCAGTTTGCTGCTTCGCAAACTCCTCAGTAAACCGTCTCGTGTAAAAGAATAAGATGAGTAGTTACTTATCACGATACATACCTGGAGTTGGCGTAACTACGTGTGCTCCCAATGTATGTGCAGGTCCACCAGGACCTCCAGGTCCAGCAGGGTCTCAAGGTCCGATCGGACCTACAGGGTTTACTGGATTAACTGGATTGGATGGAATTGTTGTATTTCAAGGACCTCAAGGACCTCAAGGACTCTCAGGAACTCTTGGAGCAACTGGAGTCACAGGTCCAACAGGACTCATTGGTTATGCGAGTACAATTCAAGGACCTTCAGGACCGACTGGATTCACTGGACCGACTGGAATTCCTGGAAGCGCTACCAATACAGGACCCACTGGACATACTGGAACACTCACAGGAGCAACAGGTCCTACAGGTCCTGCAGGAAGTGTTGCAAATACAGGACCCACTGGTTTCACGGGACTGACTGGACGAACTGGAATCACAGGTGTTACTGGACCCACAGGAACTACTGGACCTACTGGAAGAACAGGACCCACAGGAATGACAGGTGAAACTGGACCCACTGGATTCACAGGACTCACTGGACCTAGAGGGTATCAAGGACCTACGGGACCGGTAGGTTCAATTGGAAACATAGGAACTCCCGGAACCACTGGACCCACAGGACGTACAGGAACTACCGGACCTACAGGAACTCAAGGAACTCAAGGAACTCAAGGAACTCAAGGCACTCAAGGTACTCAAGGTTTCCAAGGTTTCCAAGGGACACAAGGAACTCAAGGAACTCAAGGTACTCAAGGAACTCAAGGTACTCAAGGAACTCAAGGAACACAAGGAACTCAAGGAACACAAGGAACCCAAGGACCCCCAGGAACTACTACTTGGACTCTAGGTAGTACAGGTATTGCGTTTGGTGCAGTGAGTACAACTAGTAATTTGACAGCAGATACAGGATTAAATAGCACAACCTATCCAACGTTTATCATTCAAGGAGTTTCCAATGCAACTCCATCCACATTGGCAATTCAATCAGTCTATCCATCGAATAGTGGAACTAAATGGTTCGCAGGATTAACAGTTAGATCCGTTTCAGGAACCTCTGCTGCAACAACGTTTACAGTGACATATTACACTCCTACCTAAAGAATAATGTATACTTCCTTCTCACCCCGTTCAACCACTGCATGTACACCTCCTGTTCAATATATTACAGGTGCTGTTGCAGGAACTCAAGGAGATCAAGGACCTCAAGGATTCACAGGTGTGGTTGGATTAGCAGGACCCAGAGGATTCACAGGCGCTTCTGGAACAACTGGAAATACTGGAATCACTGGACCCACTGGTATTTCGCCAATTGGACGACAAGGTCCACGTGGTCGAACGGGAGATACAGGAGCAACCGGTCCAACCGGACGCACTGGACCCACTGGACTTGCTGGACGTGCTGGAGATATGGCAACAACAGGAACTACAGGTCCAACTGGAGTTGGTCCCATTGGAAGAACAGGACTTCAAGGACCTTCTGCTGGAACAGGCGCTCGTGGTACACAAGGATTCACAGGACCTACTGGACTGACTGGACCCACTGGACCGACTGGACCCACTGGATTGACTGGACCGACTGGATTGACTGGATTGACTGGACCGACTGGACCTTCTCCTACAGGTACTCGAGGTCCACGAGGTGAACGAGGAATCGAAGGACCTGTAGGAGAAATGGGAGAGAATGGACCTCCAGGATTTGGATATACAGGACCGACTGGAATTATGTATTCTGGACTTCAAGGAACTCAAGGAACCCAAGGAACCCAGGGAACTGAAGGAACTCAAGGAACCCAGGGAACTGAAGGAACTCAAGGAACCCAGGGTACACAAGGAACTCAAGGAACTCAAGGAACTCAAGGCGCTGAAGGAACCCAAGGTACTCAAGGGACTCAAGGATCTCAAGGATTGATTGGAAGTATTTCAGGTATCTCTTCAGGAAGTGTAAGTGCAAGTTGGTTGAGTGAAGTATCTGAAGGCGGAACTCATACTGTCTCTGCTTCAACTGGAGTGGCCAGTACAAACCGATTATGGATTACAGGTGTTGAAGTAACTGCTGGAACCGATACGAATCCTGTCTTACAAACATTCTGGATTGAAACTATCTCTAGTGTATGGTGGGTCAATGCAACGGTCTATCATACGACTGCTGGTTTGAACACGTCTACAATGATTTATTATTCATATTCTTCCTAAACATAAACATAATGGACCATTATTTAACGATCGATCATTGGGCTTCAATTGTCAGAATGATGAAAGATTCTGAACGAGAATTTGACATTCCAGCATACACGACTGAACAACTTGCTGGAGATATTTTGAGAGTCATTCGAACTACACGGTTTCGTCAAGGCGCTCTTTTCAAAGAACATCGTGGCGAAGAATATGAACAGTTTATTGAATCCTTGAACTCTAAGTATCATCCAGAAGCAGTCAAACGTGCCGTAGACAATGATGAGTTCTGGGAAGTCTGTTTTTCTCTACGTAATTAAGAATGGAATCCATTGCAACCGAATGGACTGAATGGACAGTGCATAAAGTCTTGTTTTGGGAAGAGGACCCAGTTCGCAAAGGTAAATTGGTGAGATACATCCACGATTTTCTGAGCAACGCAATGATTATCTTGATTGTGATTTCACATACATTGTATCCAGCATTTTGGTTACAAACCATTGTGTTATGTATTTGTGTAGTTGTATGGTTTCAACATCTACTTTGCAATGGATGTGTCATTTCTAAAGTTGAACAAAAATTGATTGGAGATACACGTAGTTTTGCAGCACCCTTCCTTGAAGTCTTTCACATTGAACCCACCAAAGAATTGGGATCCGCAATGATCATCATGGGAAGCACGTTAGTCGTGTTTTTCTTAGGACTTGAGTGGATTGCTCGTATTCATCATAAATTGATTCCGTTTGTCTTGACACTCTTTGAACGTGTGAAACAAAATGGAATAATCTAAAGGGAAGGATAAGAGGTAATAACTATGGGTGATACAATTATTGGTGTTCAATTCGGAATTGCAAATCCAGAGGACATTGTTAAACGCTCTGTCGTTGAAGTGACCACAGACAAGACCTATCAAGGCAGTCAACCGATTCCAAATGGTGTCTTTGATTCACGATTTGGTGTGATCGAAAACGGCAAGGTCTGTCCTACCTGCAAACAGACCAATCAGTACTGCCCAGGACATTTTGGACACATTCGTCTAGCGCGTCCCGTCTACCTTTACCAGTTCTTTGATATGATTGAAAAACTCGCAAATGTCATCTGTCTCAACTGTTCTAAACCATTGGCAGTTCCAGACGATATTGGGTATTTGAAGTCGTCCGGTCTTGGGAGATTCAAGGAAGTGCGTGATCTACGTCCTAATCCACGACCTAAGGAACCTTACGAATGCCGTCATTGCCAGACACCTATCTTCAAGAAAGTTGCAAAAGTTCTTGGAAAGGCGGCAACCTTAGAAGGACACATCTACAATACGGATCCAGATACAGTTGTAGAACCCGTGACACTTCAATGTGAAATGATTCTTCGCGCCTTTCAACGTATCACCGATGAAGATTGTCGTTTAATCGGTCTGAATCCCGAATTTGCACGACCTGAATGGATGATTTGCACTGTCTTGGCAGTTCCACCTTTGGCCGTTCGTCCTTCCGTTGTGATGGACGATAATCAGCGAATGGAAGATGACTTGACACATCAATTGATTTCAATCATCCGTTCCAACGACAGTTTGCGTGACAAAATTGATAAGAATGAATCGGCAATTATGTTAGACAAGTATACGGCATCTTTGCAATACAACGTCGCAACCTACGTAGACAATGACATCAAGGGTCTTGAACCTTCGGCACAACGCTCAGGTCGTCCTTTACGAACATTGAAGTCCCGATTTGGAGCAAAAACTGGACGTGTTCGTGGAAATCTGATGGGAAAGCGTGTGGATTTCTCGGCACGTTCAGTCATTACACCCGATGCGAATATTGAGTTGGATGAACTAGGTGTTCCTGAAGAGATTGCTATTAATTTGACCTTTCCAGAGATTGTGAGTCCTTACAATCGTGAACGTCTCATGGGTTACATTCAAAATGGTCCAGACAAACATCCAGGTGCAAAATCCGTGTATCTCAAAGCAGATGACCGAACACTCAGTTTACGCTATGTGAATCCAGACACCATTGACATTCGTGAAGGCGACGTAGTCCATCGTCATCTGATTCACGGTGACATTGTGTTATTCAACCGTCAACCGTCTCTTCACAAGGCGTCTATGATGGCGCATCGTGTAGTCGTTCTACCCTATTCAACCTTTCGTCTCAACGTATCGGCAACACGTCCTTACAATGCAGACTTTGACGGTGATGAGATGAACATGCACGTGCCTCAAAGCATTGCATCGGCAACTGAACTCCGATACATTGCGAGTGTTCTTCGAAACATCGTGAGTCCAAGAACGAACAGTCCAATTATTCAGTTGTTTCAGGATACGATGACTGGCGCATATCGTATTAGTCAACCCGATGTTGAAGTTCCTGAACCGATTGCAATGAACATTCTTGCAAGAATCCGTCTTCCCTTTTCACGAAAGAATCGTAAGTGGACTGGATCTGAATTGATTTCAGCAGCGTTTCCCATGATGAACTACAAGGGTCGCATTACTCTGAAGAATGGACAACTCAATCCAGGAGATATCCTACAAAAAGGTGCATTCAGTGGACTCTTGCACGTAGTCTACACCGACTTTGGTCCTGAACGATGTGGTCAATTGATTAATGACATTCAATCCATTGTGACTCAATACAATTTGTATACGGGTTTCTCAGTTGGCACATCCGATTTGATTGCAAATCAAGTTACCTTAGACTTCGTTGCAGATCAACTTAAAACAGGTCGTGATCGTGTGTCTGTCATCTTATCGGATATGCACGCAGGTCAGTTTATGAACGTCTCAGGTCTCTCAGACGGAGAAGATTTGGAAGACAAGATTTCGTCTGCTCTGAAGGACGTTGCTGCCAATATCAATACGGAAGTGATCAAGAGTATGTCCAAGGACAATCGTATTGTTCAGATGGTTGACTCAGGATCCAAAGGAGGTGAGCATAACATTACTCAGATGGTTGCTCTTCTTGGACAACAATTGATTGAAGGTAAACGAGTTCAGTATACGTTGCAAGATAGAACTCTTCCTCATTTCTCACGATACGATGACGGTGTTGAATCTCGTGGATTCGTTCAACATTCCTTTGTAGATGGATTGATGCCTGCTGAGTTCTTCTATCACGCTCAGGCAGGTCGTGAAGGATTGATTGATACTGCAGTCAAAACTTCAGATACAGGATACATTCAGCGTAGGTTGATGAAATCCATGGAAGACCAACACGTAGAACATGATGGAACTGTGAGAAATGTGACTGGTTCAGTCATTCAGTTCGTCTATGGAGAAGACGGTATGGATACAGTTGCCGTAGAATCTCAAGAATGTAAGTTAGCGCTCATGACCTTGGAAAACATCTACCGAGAGTATGCATTGACTCCAGACGATGTGAATCCATTCCTCAAAGAGAGTGTGACTGAAACTCCAGATATGGTTGAAGAAATCATTGCGGACCGTGAACTGTTTGTTCGTTCAGTCTTCCGATATCGCAAGAATGATACAGTTCTTGCACCGGTTCATCTCAAGAGATTGGTAAGTAAATACGAGAATCCCTATTCAACCATGACGGACTTGACACCTGCGTATGTAGTTGCGGGACTGAACCGAATCATGAAATCGTTTCCACACAGTCGGGTCTTCCATGCATTGCTTCGATACTACTTGGCGCCCAAGAAGAGTATTGTAATTCATCGTTTCAGTGTGGCGCTCTTTGATGAACTCTTGAAAGACATTCAATTTCGTTCCATCAAGAGTCAGGTTCATTCAGGTGAAATGGTAGGTGCATTAGCAGCACAATCGATTGGTGAACCTACGACACAATTGACCTTGAATACCTTTCACTCTGCAGGAACGGTCAAGGCAAACGCTACTTCAGGTGTTCCGCGTATTGAAGAGTTGTTATCAGCATCGGCAAATCCTAAGAAACCAGGTAATACAGTCTACTTACTGCCACACATTTCTACAGATCAAGATGCGACTATCTCCAAGATGAAGGAGATTCAGCGTACAACCTTGCGAGACATTACTAAATCCGTTCGAATCTACTACGATCCTCCATCATCGGGAACAGCAGTTGAAGAAGACGCTGAGATTCTAGCGTTGTATCGAGAATTCACGATTATGAATGAAGCGTCTTGTGCATCCCCTTGGGTCATGCGTCTAGAATTGAATGACGCAGAACAGGCAGCACGTAATATCATTGACTTGACTGAAGTGGTTGCTAAGATTAGAAACTCAGGATTGAAGATCTTGGAATGTATGCATTCAGACGCTTCTGCAAAGAAGATCATCTTGCGAATGACCTTTGATACAAACACTATCAAGAACCCGACTCAACTGAGGTTCCTTGAAGAAAAGGTATTGGATACTGTATTGACTGGAGTCGATGGAGTGGGTGGAGTTCATTTGCGAAAGGTAAAGAATGAAATGATCTACGATGAAAAAGTTGCCGGATACACACAGAAAGAGCAATATGTTCTAGATGTGGACGGAACCAATTTGTATCAACTCATGGTCTTCCCAGGTGGAGATGGAACACGTACGTTCTCAAATGACATTCACGAAATCAACGATGTGTTTGGTATTGAATCCGCGCGCTTGGCAATCTTTGAGGAGTTTTCAGAAGTCTTCGTTTCAGAAAAGGTGAATTACCACCATCTGAGTGTATTGGTCGACAGCATGACCTTCTCAGGAAGGATTGTAGCGGTTAACCGATTCGGTATGAACAAGAATGAAACTGGAGTTCTGGCGCGATCTTCATTTGAAGAGACTAGCAAGAATATGTTCAATGCTGCAATGGGAGGTGAATATGATACTATGAGAGGTGTGTCTGCTAACATCATGTTCGGACAGAAACCACCCTGTGGAACAGGATTTGTGGATATCTTGGTAGATGAATCACGTCTACCGGATGGACCCGACGAAGAACCTGAAGACACAACCTTGCAAGATGTCAATCAACGATTGAGCGCCTTACCTGAGAGTTCATGTCGTCTCGAAGACATCTTGATGGACTGGTAAGTTTTAAAGTATTGAAAGAAAGTAATGAGTGGGGAACCTGATGAGAATGAAGAACATATAGACATTCTTAAAACAGACTCAATTTTTGATTTTAACTTTGTTAAACCTTTGCCTATAAAAGTAACACCAAAAGAACAAGAATTAACTCAAGTAGTAGATGATGATATTTTTCAAGCGTCACAAGCAGGTGCTACTGAAGTATACCTAGAAGAACTAGAAGAAAAAAAAGAACAAAGTAAAAAATCTGAAATAAATGCTCAGGCAAGGGAAGTATCAAAAGAAGTACTAAATGAAAGAGGATTCTCACCTATTACTGAAGAAACTGAAGAAGATGAAACAACTACATCTGAAGAAGAAGTACCTATAGAAACAACAAGATCTAAACGAACTCCTAAACTATCATTTAAGATAACTGAAAATTTAAGACAAGAAGAAGAAATAGCTCAAGCTGCTAGAGAAAGAGAAAATCAAAAGAAAAGCAAATCACAACTTGCACAAGTACGATCTACTGATATAGATCAAGACATTTCAACTTCAGAAAATGGAGGTATAACTGATAGTAGTATTGCAAGTATTGCAAAAAGGTTTATTACACCAAATTTACGTCTTGAAACTTATAATCCTACTAGTCAAGCAACAGTAATATATGGTGAACAATTAAAAGATTTAACAAAACCAGATTCACTTTGTTCTTTATGTGGATTTCAACTCAAAGACAGAATCTCTTATTGGCATAATAAAATCCATAATCCAGACGATCCAGAAAAACTTACTTGGAGTTATGATCATTTTGTTCCAGTTAATTTTTCTGCTGTTGTATTTCGTATTCCAACTTCTAAAAGTAAACATGATGATAAAGAGAAAGAATATCTTAAAAACATTGGACATATAGCATGTTACCATTGTAACTATGAAAAATCACAACGTATGTTCATAACCTGTCCTGTAAAAAATCAAGTTAAAGATTTTCAAAATTTCACACCAAATGAAGATTCAATTACGCTTTTTGTTCATGACTTATATAAAAGTCAAAATAAGAATGGTTGGTCAAAAGAAGGAGATAAAATAAAGAGAACATTAACAAAATGTTTAACAAACGAGCAGAAACATTATGCTACGTGGATACGAGAAAGAATAAAAGCTATAACAACATTAGCGGAGAATGTATGCACTATACTTAAAACTCAAATTGATGTTGGTTCAGTTAATAAACGATATAGACTTACACAAGTTCTTATATTAAAAGCTGATACACTTCTTAAAGAAAATGCAGAATATAACAATTTAGAAAGTAAATCTAAGAAAATTAGATATAGGAAAGCGTATATTGCTAAATTATTTGCCGCTACTGAAGAGAAGTTTCCTGAACCTTGGAAGGGTGATCCTCTTGTTTTAACTGATGAACAAGAACGTAGAGCTGGTTCACGTCGTAAACTCAAGAAGAAGAATAAACGCAAGACCTACAGACGAAAACGATTATTCTAAAAAAGTTTGGGAAGACGAAGACGACGACCTCCGAACATAGTAGGAGTGGAAGGCGTGTTCAAGACCAATGCATAGTATGGGTAGTAGAATGTAGCAAAGAAGAAGTCCAGGATCGCCCAACCGATCGACCCGTACTTCGCATACGATAAACTTGCGGCACCCAAATGCCAGACAAGTCCTACAATGATTCCAAACACAAGGGAGATGATTGCCCATGGACTCATCTCAACCTTGGTGTCTTTGGGCGTTTCTTTACTTTCAGGCATCGGTGGTGGTCCAGGAGGTGAGGAAGGCATCTTTAGTAAATAATCAGGAAACAAAGTAATGGTTAACTTGACTCATGCAGAGTTGGCAGAAATTACAACTCAATCATTGCCTGCTGCAAGTTTAGAAGCGCTTGAGACTCTACGTAGAGAGATGTGTACAGCGTCATTTGCTCTCCAACCTCAACAGAAGTTTTTACGTAGAGTTTTGTCTCCCGATTCACCCACGCGAAATTTACTGATGGTTCACGGCACGGGGGTTGGTAAATGTCATGGACGAGGAACTCCAATTCTAATGTATGATGGGTCAACAAAACTAGTTGAAGATGTGAATGTAGGTGATCATTTAATGGGTGACGATTCAACGCCTAGAAAAGTTGAATCACTTGCTCGTGGACGTGATCAAATGTTTAGAGTCACGTCCATTAAGGGTGAATCCTACGTTGTTAACAGTGAACACATTCTTTGTTTGCAACACACTTCTGAACGAAATACCGTATTTGAAATCACTGTGAATGAATTTTTGAAACTAAGTAATAAACTTCAGAGAAATCTTAAGGGATATAAAACTGCAATTAACTTTCCTTCTAAACCTATTGACTTTGACCCATATATTCTAGGTGTTTGGTTAGGTGATGGATCTCAACGTGATCCAGTAATTAGTTCTCAAGATTCAGTGATCCTTTTTTATCTACGAGAATTCTGTCAACGAAATAATTCAGTTCTTACATTTCAAAGTGGATATGATTATCGTATTTCATCAGTTTCAAGACATACAGAAAACGTATTTTTATCGTTTTTGAAAAGATACAATTTACTTAATAATAAACACGTTCCTGAACTTTATAAAGTGAATTCAGAAGAGGTGAGATTACAAGTTCTTGCAGGTTTAATGGATACAGATGGAACACTTAGCAATAACACATATGAAATTATTCAGAAGTCAAAGCAAATTACAGATGATATTGTATTTTTGGCAAGATCACTAGGTCTTGCAACGACTACACGAATTGTTGAGAAATCATGTATCTATAAGGGACAGCGAGTTTCAGGTAAGTATTACAGAACATTAATAAGTGGAAATACTGACCGAATACCAGTGAAACTTTTGAGAAAGAAGGCAAATCCTAGAAAACAAATCAAAGATGTATTACGATATGGAATTACATTGACTCCATTAGGAGAAGATGATTACTATGGATTCATAATAGATGGAAATCATAGATATGTTCTTGGAGATTTTACAGTTACACATAATACCTGCTCTGCGATTCAAGTTGCGGAAGAGTATATCCTACGTCCTGAATTTCAGGATAAGAAAGTGATGGTTGTGGCGTCTCGTGCAGTTCAAGAGAACTTCAGGACTCAAATCTTTGATATGTCACGTGTTCATTTAGATGCGGTGAGTAACACGCTTAGTTCAAAACAATGTACTGGACGTCGATACCTAGATATGTTATTACGAATTGAATCGGAACCCAAAAACTGGGCAAATCCTGAAATCGTATCACGATTGGAAACAACTTCAGATCGAATCATTGATGAATTCTACGAATTTACGGCCTATGCATCATTTGGAATTCGTTTGCTTGAAAAACTAACTGGAACTGAAAAGGACATTGATACTGCTTGGATCCACGAAAACTTCGACAATCGTCTATTGATTATTGATGAAGCACATAACATTCGATCTCAAGATACACAGATTGCTTTAGGTCTTGAACAATTGGTAAAAGTAGCGGATGGACTTGTTATTGTCTTGTTGACTGCTACACCGATGTTTGACAGTTATGAAGAGATCCTCTTTTACATGAATCTCTTTTTATGGAATGATCGCAAACAACCGTTCAAAACAAAATTGAACGCTTCTGATTTTTTCACTGCGGACGCTGAACTCAAAGTTGAATCCGAAGGGTTGTTTCGTCAATGGTGTCAGGACTATGTATCCTACGCAAAGGGTGAAAATCCATTCACATTTCCATTCCGTCTTCCTCCACCAATCATTGCTTCTCCTACGACTATGATCACAGGATTTAATGGAAAGACCATTGCAGATCAGGATCGTATTAAGTATTTGACATTAGTTGCATCTCAAGCCACTGGATTTCAACAAGAAGTACTTCGTTCATCCAAACATGAAGACGATGAATCAAAACGTCAAGCAATGATTGCTCCTACATTGTCTGTATTTCCAAAGAACAAGAAATTCAAAGAAGTGTTTAACCAAACTAAAAACCAATATTCCTATACAGATACTCCTTTTTTGACACCCGCACTGTTACCTGAATATGCTTCTAAATTCGTCACGGTCTTGAAATCCATTGAAGAATCTAGTGGAGTCTGCCTGGTGTATTCTAATTATGTTGAACGTGGTGCACTTCCATTTGCAATGGCGTTGGAAGAACATGGATATACACCTCAGTCAGGAAACACATTACTTGTAAAGTCTTCCTATACAGGACCTTCTAAAGGCAAATACATCTTGCTTTCATCCACTGCGTCCGACGCTGAAATCTCTGCAATGTTGTCCGTAGTCAAGAACCGATCCAACGTATCTGGAAAGAACATCAAAGTTGTGGTGACAAGTCCTTTAGCAGCAGAAGGTATTGACTTTAGGTTCATTCGTCAAGTTCATATTTTGGATCCTTGGTGGAACATGAGTCGAATTGAACAAGTTGTTGGACGTGCATTACGAACCTGTAGTCATCAAGATTTGATTCCAAAAGAACAGAATTGTACTGTCTATCTTCATATCATTCGTGCAGAAGACACTCGTGAAACGTTTGATGAATACACGTATCGAACTAAAGTTGAAGTCAAAGGAATACGAATTGCTAAAGTTCGTAAACTGATTGCTGAGTCTGCAATGGATTGTCCTCTTCAATTAGCGCTTCCTTCCGATTGGAAAGAATTAGTCGTTCCTCAAATTCGTGATGAAGGTCATGAAGAGGTTTCGTATCCACTGAAAGGAATGTTAGCGCCTACTTTTGATGAATCACCAGACGTTGAACAATGTAAGATTACACCCAGTGTTCCAGACCCAGATCATGTTCGTCCTCTTTCAAGTTATCTAGATTCACGTGATGAGATTCTTGCAAAAGTGGGTCGATTGTTTATTGATAAATCCATTTGGGATCGTGAGCAATTGTTCTCAGCGTTACGTCCATTTAGTCGTGATGTAGTCATCTACACATTACAACAAGCCATCTCAAGTTCGTTCCGATTTTCTGATTCCTTCGGACGCCCAAGTGTTCTTGAATCCAAAGGAGATTTGTATGCATTGGCGCCCTTGGATGTACCGAACCGAACACTCATTGAACGAACCACTCAACCTTCAAAGACATTTGAACTTCTTTTACCTGCTGCTCCACCTGTAGAAGAGACTCCACAACTTCAATCCGATGTCCTAGACACTAAACGTGATGCATTCAAATTCCCTGGAAATGCGGACACACGATTTTCAAAGGAAGTCAGGAATGGGTATATCTTTGACCATGTGTTTACACCGGTTGAGAAGAAGGAATATTTAAAAACAAATCCAGACTTACCCTTTGCGGATCGTCTCAAGATTCCAGACACTGAGATTTGGGTGAGTGGAGACGAAGAGTTAGTCGGTGAAGACTTAACACGATACAATGAGTGGAAAGAAGCGTTAGTCAACCGATATGTTGGTGATAAATCTACATTAATTGCCTCCATGGCTCCTAATGGATTGTTTACTTTGACTCCATCGGAAGATAAAGATGATGTTCCAGTTCGCACTAGCAACAGTCTAGTCGTCTGTAAAACAGGAAAGAATTCAATTGGACGTATGAAAGAGGTTGTAAAGTTTTTAGATATCAATGGAGTTGGAGTCCCCAAGGAACTGACTGGAGATGCGTTTTGTACATATTCTGAACTTCTTGCACGTGAACAACATAACTGTGCATGGTATACACCTGAAGAAATCAAGGTGTTGAACTTACCGGATGTTAAAAAGAAGCTTAAACGTTCGTTGGCATAAAACGAAAAGTATCCAGACTAGAATCAAGAAGGCATAATGGAGACACTGTATGAACGTCGGGAACTGACTCGTTCAGTTCACATTCATGCCCGATTCCTTCAACGTAATATTCATGCAAGTTTAGTAGACCAATTACGTAATAAATATGAAGGAGTCTGTCTTTCTGAAGGATATGTTCAACCACGTAGTATCACCATTGCAGATTACTCTCTGGGTCGCACGAACATTCTGAAAGGCGGATTAGATTACAGTGTTAAGTTTCAAGCAGATGTATGTCTTCCTCATATCGGACAAGTGTTTCGTGCACCAGTTGTATTAAAGAGCAAAATTGGTCTTCATGCAGAGACCTCACCTGTCAAGGTATTACTTCCTCGTGATTTGCACATCGGAAATCCAGACTTTGACAGTGTTGAGGTTGGACAGACGATTGAATTTGATGTAGTTGGAACTCGATTTCAACAAGGAGATAAAACAATTATTGTGCTCGGAAAACTAAGGGAAGTGATTCGCCCTGCACTTGAAACTGAGACTGCTGAACCTGAGACACAACAAGTGATTGCTGCTCCTGTGTCCAGAGAGGATTCAAATCAACGCACAGTGACTGTAGACATTGAAAAAACCAAACCTTCAGGTGAATCGCGTAGGAAGAAGTTGATTCGTACTGTTGCGCCAAATACAAATGAATCGAAACAGGAAGGAAAAAGTGAAGGAACAACTTGAACTTCTTGACGCAAATGAACATGCACAAATTTTTAAGATTATTAATCAATATACTACAACCTTTACAAAAACACAAACCGGTGTTCTAGTATCGTCAGATGTTCTTCCTGACGCCTGTATTCTTGAAATTGAAAAGATGATTGCTTTTTACATCGATCAACATAAGATGATGGAATCAGACGCAATTGAACGTAAGGCATATGAAACCCGGTAACCTAAGCAACCCGTTGCTATTCTGCCAAGTCCTTTATACAGAGGCCTTGTCAAAATGGACATAAATCATTCACTCTTAAAGATAAGGCAAATGGAGTCTATTATTCCTCCAAACGCACGAAACACTCTGAAAGAGTTTGCTTCGTTTGTGAAAAAGGATACACATGCAGAACTTGAATGCAAGATCCTCCCTAGCAAAATTCATACAAAGGATGTAGCGGATCGTATCATTGCATCCATTCAATTGCATTCACGTGGACCCCCAGTTGAAGAGCATCGCGCTACCTTTTCTTATTCAGACGGTAAAAGGGTTGTAGTGGTTGGAGCTGAGAACATTCATAAAGTATGCACAACCGGTAGTTTTAGAGGAGTCCCTCTTGAAGTTGAACGAAAACGTCGTTACTTTGAAGTCGTATCAGCAATTACAGGAAAATCGGATATGATTGATTTACCTGATGGTTCCATTCGATTCACACTCCGTCATGAAGAGTCTCTTCGAAAGGACTTTTCCGGGGCGCCAATGGATTCAGCGTCACATGTTCGTATTCTTCATCGAAAGTCATGGATAAGTATTGATGGATTGGTTCGTTATGACTTTTCACAAAGCAAATCCAAGACTAAAGAGACTAAGACATTTAATGATATCTTAAAACAGACACCCAATTATGAACTTGAGTTGGAAGTCTTGGACCGAACAAAGACACCGGATACAATGGTTGCTTCAATGATTAAACACATCACACCCATTCTTGCTGCGTTTCAAGGATCAGCCTTTCTGCTCACCAATTCAGAGATGGAAAGTTATAAGATGGAGTTTGCAAATTTGAAACTTCCCTTCTTAAGTCCTGTGACCTTAGAACGTCAACATCTTCAAACTGACCGCGCAAACAATATTCTATCAGGATACACGGTCACAAACAAAGCAGATGGTGAACGTTGTTTCTTAGTTGTGATGCGTGATCTACGCGTGATGAGAATCACACCAAGTTCAATTGTGACATGGACAGGGTTGACTGCCAAAGACAAGATTCATATGAATGATGTGATTGACGGTGAATACCTTGCAGACCGAAACACATTCTTCATCTTTGATGTCTACAAGTTCAGAGGGTCGGATGTACGTCGTCTTCCTTTGCTACGAGACGATGGACCTTCTCGTCTAGGACACGCTCGTGACTTTGTAAGTCAATTATCCACTGAATTTATGGCGTTACCCACTCCAAAACCCTTTCGTATCGAAACTAAACTCTTTCTATCCGGTGATGGACCTGTAATGGAAGAAGCCATTCGAACGATTTTGGATACTAAATTTGAATATCCAATTGATGGACTTGTCTTTACTCCTAAAACCATGTCGGTTCCAAGTCCAAAAGGAAATACATGGTCCAGTGTCTACAAATGGAAACCTGCTTCGCACAACAGTATTGATTTCCTTGTCAAGTTCAAACCGGGTGAGAGTTTTGACACTGTCTTGGAGAAACGTGTACTCAAAGGAACTTTGTATGTCTCGCGTGGATCAGATGTAGTTGTTCATCCTTGTGAAACTATGACGGGTGAATACGTTGCTCCTGAACTTCCTGCCGAGTATCGTGGTCAGAATCGTATTCCGTCACCCTTTCAACCTATGGTTCCTAAAGCGCCAGATGCACACATCATTTCACTTCCTCTGAACGAAAAGGGAGTTCCAGTAGACCAAGAAGGTAATCGAATTGAAGATAATACAATCATTGAGTGTGCATACGATACCGACAAGGATCGTTGGAGTATTATGCGAACTCGATATGACAAGACCTATCAATACAAAGTGCTAGGCAAACCACAATTTGGAAATGATATTTCTGTTGCAGATTCCATTTGGACAAACATTCATGTTCCAATTACCGAGGATATGATTCGTACACTTGTTACTAGTCCACCCGATACAACCTTTGAAGATGATTTGTATTATCGAGACACATTAGAGTCACGAGATCGTATTCTCAAAGATGTCTACGGATTTCACAACCGTATCAAGGAAGCACTGTATACATCCACTATCAAACCTGGCGATTCCTTGCTTGAACTTGCTGTTGGACGTGCAGGAGACTTACTGAAATGGAAACGTTCTAAACCTTCCTTAGTCGTAGGGATTGATTCATCATTCTCCAATCTGATGTCTCCACGTCAAGGAGCGTGTGTTCGGTATGTGAAAGAAAGCATGAAACATCCATTGCCTCCTGTTCTCTTCTTTCAAGGCGACATGACTCAACCCCTCTTTCAAGGAGATAATGTGTATGCAAACATTGTTGCAGGAACTCAACCACCCACAACTCCCTATTTGAGACAGTTTGCAGGACATACTGAATTTGACGCTATTTCATGCCAGTTTGCAATTCATTACGCTTGTGAGTCTGAAGAGACATTCAAAACCTTTGCAACCAATCTTGAGACTCATGGTAAGCGTAGTTTCTTCGGAACGTGTTTGGATGGAGCATCTGTCTACGCATTGTTATTGGGGAAACAGAGTCATATGTTTCGTGTAGGTCGACAAGTCTTTGGAGAGTTTGTTAAGCAATATGATGATGGAGTTGGATGGACTGAAGAGTTTGGACAACCCATTTCAGTACACCTAGAAAGTTTTGAACAACCTCAAAAGGAATACTTAGTCCCCTTTGCGAAACTCACTCAACGATTGGAAGAAGCAGGGTATGAATTAGTTGAAACAAAACTGTTCTCCGATCATTATGCAGAACAAAACCAAGTATTATTCTCTCAAGAACATCAAGCGTTCAGTTTCCTACATCGAAGTTTCGTATTCAAGAAGTCAGACAAACCCAAAATCACTGAAAAGCAGGAAGTCACTGTTCCGGTGATTGAGGAGTCCAAGGAGGAATCCAAGGAGGAATCCAAGGACGAACGAAGTGAACCTGATACTGCAAAGAAACCCGTTAAGAAACGAATCATTAAAAAGGCGGAACCTGGAAGTGAACCGGTGTTGTTCTTAGGTGCAGATGAAGGAAAAGGTGAATGGAGAATTCTGTCAAATATGTATGAAGCACCCTTTCAAATCGATTCAATTACATTTCCAACTGTTGAACATTACTTTCAATGGTCCAAAGCAAAGGCGTTCGGTGATGGCGCTACTGCAGATAAGATATTGAAAACACCGTCCCCTAAAGCAGTCAAAGCGTTGGGTAAGAAAGTCAAGGATTTCGTAGAAGAAGAATGGAGTGCAAAGAAGGATGGAATTATGCGTATGGCGCTCAAATCAAAGTTCATTCAACATCCAGATTTGAAAACTAAACTACTAGAAACTGGAACACGTCCAGTTGGAGAAGCGTCTGCGCGTGATAAGTATTGGGGTATTGGAACATCTGCAGATACTGCAAAAGCAAACGATCCATCGAAATGGCCTGGCAAGAACGTGACTGGAAAACTCTTGATGGAACTGCGAACGGAATTTAAGGAGTAAAACCACATAGAGAAGTATGAAGTATCCAAACATTCTCTTCTTTCGAGATGAATCCTATTCAGAAATTGATACCTTTTTATCTGAAAACGAGGAGAAACTTAATTGCACTGTGAATCCAACCTCAGATCCTAATGAAGTACTAAAACTTTTTGATTCCAATTACCATTTGATTGTGACCTATGGTAAGTCTGAAAGTGAGTATTATGGACGTATGGGAAACCTTGTGAACCGAATGCGTCTACGATGGCTTCACTTTTACGAAAACATCAAAAATTTGGATGCATTCAATCGAGGTGTGAATTTCTGCTACATTCACAACTGTTTGCTTCCACACACAATGACTCGTCCTGTTTTTTCAGTGTTCACAACTTGCTACAATTCATACGAAAAGTTCCATCGTCCTTACAATAGTTTGAAGGCGCAATCACTTCAAGATTGGGAATGGGTAGTGATTGATGACTCTCCAGATGATAAACACTTTGAGTTTCTTAGAACACTTGCAAAGGCGGATTCACGTATTCGTCTCTATCGTAGATCTGAAAATAGTGGTAACATTGGTAATGTGAAAAACGAAGCAGCATCTCTTTGCAGAGGCAAGTATCTTCTTGAATTAGATCACGATGATGAAATTCTGCCAGACTGTCTTTCAGATGCAGAAAAGGTCTTTGAAAAGGATCCAGAAGTAGGATTTGTCTACATGGACACAGCACATCTCTACGAGAACGGAAACACTCATTCCTATGGGGATCATTTTGGACTAGGATATGCAGGATACTACTGTCAGAAACACAATGGAACCTGGGTCAATGTGATTTCAACACCCAATATCAATAACTACACATTATCACACATTGTAGGTGTTCCAAATCACCCTCGTATTTGGAGAAGAACAACCTTGCATGAACTTGGAAACTATTCTGAGTTTCTTCCAATCTGTGATGACCAAGAATTACTTCTAAGAACTGCAGTGAAGACCAAAATGGCGCGAGTTCACAAGTTGGCATACATTCAGTATATGAACGACGGATGGAATAACTTTTCACTGATTCGAAATTCAGAAATCAATCGACTGGGTCCTCAGTTTATTGTTCCACAGGCGTATGCAGAATACAAAATCGATGACGCTATGCGAAAAAGGAACGCGTTTGAAGAACCTACACCGAATTGGTGGGCGCTTCCAATGTGGAAACGTGAAAACTTCACAAACAAATATTGCAATGATTTGATTAACTTGAATCATAAAAAGCAGTATTGTATTCTTGGATATTCATGTTTGATGGAACGCATTGAGTCCATTCGTGAACTCTATGCAAACCCTGAGAACGACTTTTTAGTGCTGGAGAATGGAATGTCCAAAGAAGACTTATGTAAAATCTTGGATTCACTCAAACTCAGTCGTATGAGATGTTATGCTTTGTCAGACTGTAACTGGGAACAATTGCGCGCCTACTTCTTTCTAGTCTACAAGAGCACAGATGACTATGAAGTTTGGACTTCTAGTGAGTCTGCCTGTAATACTCTGCATACGTCAGTGACGGTGCCTGTGATTGATCCTGAGGAGCAAGACCAGGAACAAATCGTTGAGACAACTTTGCCCCAACAATCTGAGTTGCTTGTTCAGGAGTGATTTCACCTTTCTCAATCTTTCGTTTGAGTGTAAGCATTTCAAAAAAGGTTTGGTCTAACCGATCTTCTGCATGCATTTGAAAAAGAGAAGGATAGTTGAAATACAATAACTTGTTTTCGTCTTGAAGTTTCTCTTCATACGCTATTTTGTTGGATTTGAGATGAGACCATTTCTCTTTAGATCCATCCATTGTACGCACCAACGCTTGAATTTGTGTAGCGCTCAAATCTTCATCGTTGATTCCACGGGTTCCTGCTTCAACCTCTCTAGGAGTAAGTTCTCGTGTTGTATTGGGCATACTTATACTTTCAGAAGTGTCTTTAATTGGGAGACTAACGCTGCACATTCATCGTGTGTAGTCATTCCTGTAAGAATAATTTGACCCGTTCGAAATACCTTTGCAATCCATTTAGTTCCTGAAAAGTAGATCTTCACTGCAGGATAGACTGCAGGTTCATAGATAGTTGTTACACCTTGACTTCTTAATGAAGCGTACAAGGCGTCTCTTGAAAGATTTGTAGTCTCTGCTAATTTAGTCTTGTAGTTCATGAGAACTACTCGACGTGTATCAGTCCATTCACCTGAAAGAATTGCATCTGAACAATGTTCTATGATTTGACTTCTCAACTGTGTAGTCACATCACGGTCATATTCTTCATCCAATACACCTGTAATATGAAAGACCCCATTTTGAAAGATTTTGACTGTGATTTCTTTGCGAGGAAACTTACCATTACCATCGGACATGAGAACGACGGTAATTGAATTATGTCCAAATCCAGTCGTACGCTTGGGAGGTGTAGTTTTAGTTCTTCGTTTAATTAGATCGCGTTTAGATGAACCACGTTTAACAACTCCTTGCTTCTCCACTTTGATGACTGACTTTGTTAGTGGAAGTGTCTGCGCTAGAATATCTGTATTGAGTCGTACTCCCATTGTGTAGAGAACGACCATCGTTGTGAGTGTTGGTGAGTCCATTGTACTGTGGGTCTGTATACACGCAATCAATTTCATTTTTCCACGCTTGAGAAAATGCAAGAGGAAACTGAGAGATAACGATACATTGAAACTTACGAATTGCTTTTCTCAAAACAACTTCTTCATGTGGAGTTAACATCCATCCATCTAAATACCCAAACCAAAGTGTGCCGGTTGTCTGATGCGCTACTAAATCTAAGACAGTGTCCATCCATTGATCTAAAGGAACAATCGATAAATCAAAACAACCAGTAGGTTTGGGGATTTTATAGGTATATACGGTCAACATGATTACATTGAGACATACATGTTTAAGCGTTACGATCTGCCGTATGAGGCCAGTTAATTACGCTCTTCAATGCAGAGGATTGAGCAACAGTAAGACGACAATTGCATCCATCTGCAAGTACAACCTTCTTGCAGTTCGGGCAACAGTTGTTAGTGTATCCATTTCCATACATCTGACGTGCTGCCTGAATCTTGGACAATTCAGCGTCGGCTCTTAATTTATCGTTTATTTCAGGAAGTTGAGTTGAAGATAAACAAGGCATAGTATTTGTGATTTGTGACGCCTTAGCGTTTGCACGAGTTGACGATTGCGCTACCGCTTGTCCTGCTGTAAACTCTGCATACATCGGTGCATCTTGAACAGTGTGTCCACCTCCATGAAGATATCCTGCAGCACTGCGAGTAGAAGGAGCGTTCAAGACAAGTGCACACGCAGTGGAAGCCACACGTGTTTCCAAGTTACCAGATGCCGCAAGACGTCTGACTATCTCAGTTTGATGACCTGCATCACGATGAGGTCGTGTATCCGTAATGGTCACCATTCGTTGTTTCATGCGTCCAAGATATTCACTATAGGAGGACATTTACTCTTATCTTCTAGGTAAAAAAAGAATGGAGGGGGTGAAACTGAGGATCCGAATTCCTAAACTCTGGTTGTGTCCAGAAGACACTTGCTCTGAGTTTTCGAAGAATGAGTCGTATTGCGATAAGTGTTTATACACCCGGATGGGTAAACATGTGCCTACGACAGCATTCGCGAGTAAGATTCAAATCGTTCATCGCCCTACCTTCGGCAGTGATGGTAGTCGTCTTCGAAAGGTATACTAATTCATCTTTTTCAGAACGTCCATCTTGTTTACGATATTTGGCAACGAGAGCAAGAAACGTCTTCCATTTTCCAGCAAGAGGAAGATTGCATGTATAACACTTTACGCAAATCGGGAAATCCATTGTGCCTCTTCTTGTCTTGACTCCCTAGTTTCCGTTTTTCTTATCTGCCCGAAGAACAATGAAGTTTCCCAAACAGTGGCTCCTAATTCTCTTGGTAATTGCAATCGTCTTAGCGTTTGCCTATATTACCTTTGTCCCTAACCGTCTTCAGCAAAAAATTGATTCAGACGTGGCAAAGGTGAGTGCCCGTTTTACTCCCTCTGAGTCTATTGATTTGTCCATGGCGATGAAGATTCTGACCCATGACCCTCCACAAATGATGAACCCTCCTGAACAAGGTCCTCCTTTATTATTGTTTCCTCCCTCTGCCGAAGACTTGGCAAAACTTTCAGGAGAATAAGCAATGAGTCCATTCAAAAAGTGGTTATTGAGTATTATTGTAGTGATTGCGTTAATTCATACCATCGGTGGTGGATTTGCTAACATGTTTGGACCGATTCTGTATCCATTTACTGCTGCCCACGGATGGAATGAAGGATTAATTTTTATGATTTTGGCACTTGTAGTCGCTATCGCGTTGAAGTAATCACCAAATGCTTTCAAGTTCCTGAACACTCCAGAATTCGGAGGTATTGTTCGGGAGTTGTCTTCGAATAATATACGGTAACTTTCTCTCTGCAATTTCCATCTTCGCAACCGTCCACAGAAACATGGGGTCGGATGTTTTGAGTCCTTTTAGATCCACTAAGGGTTTAGCGCCTTCGGCAAGTTGTTGTGCTCGCGTAGCAATCAAGGTTGTGTATTCATATTTGGTGAAATACGGTCTTGTAATTCTTATTTGTTTTCCCATTTCCAACACTTCATTTCGGAAGACCGGTTTAACTTCAGGGTGTAGCTCCATACTTACCTCTTGCGTTGAACTTCTTTTATCCGTTTTGACATAAATGCCTATCATCCCAACTCAACCTTCCGATATTACTCGTCTTGCTCGTGTTTCTGCAACCTTCACACGAGATCCCGAGAAAAAGTCCAGAACTTTCGTGGCTCCTCTGAAATCCGATATTGGAACCCTTGCAAAAGCAGAGCTGTTTGGACGAGGTAGTGTTCTTGCGACACCTAGATGGACATCACCTGCTTTTGTAGGCGGACGTATTTTCCGTCTCTAATCACAAATGCCGACTCTCTCTGCATCCGACTATACGAATTTCATTAAAGTTCAGGCTGCCGCACAGTCCTATCGCAATGGCGCAATTCCCAAAAAGATTCAAACAAGTGATCAAGTCGTTCCTCTTCAATCTCAGTTGAATGCTCAATTGCTCGCAAGTCAGGCAGCGTATGTAGTAAAACCGAGTGCATCCACACTTCGAACAAACGCCAGTGTTCTTCCATATGATGGGATTGGAAAAGTGAATAATCCAAAAAATTTGTCCACCGTAGGTCAGTCTGGAACCTTGAGTTCAGGTAAGACTCAGCAATTAGGTGGTCTACCGTTGACTGCTGCATTAGGTTCAGGTGTGTATTCTCCAACACCTCAATTGGCTCGTGTGAATACTAGAGCAACAGGCGCCTACAAATCAGTTCGTCAACCAGTTTAAGGACACGTCCCCCAAAGGGGTCCTCATGGACCCCGTCCCCCAAAGGGGTCCTCATGGACCCCGTGCCGACTGCTTCCAGGTAGCGTCACACACTGCACACTGATACATCCAAACTACATTTTTGGCGTCCAACTTGATGCCTACAATGTTAGACTCTTTGCCTTTGGTCGGACACGGAGGTGAACGTGTCGTATTGGGACACTTCATGTTTGTGAACCTCGGAAGCGTTGGATCATACTTCAGATATGGATTAATAGAGAACTGAATCGAGGTATCTTGCATTAAATCATGGTCATAGACCACAGGGTTCTCCGACGTGATTTGTTCTTCGTAAGGACATTGACGACACTTGAGAAACGCTGACCCATCTCGCTCTTCGATATTGTAAAGCATATTATCACACTGTGTACAGAACTTCATATTGTGGTTAGATTTCCTTACTCTAAGTTCTTCCATTTTTTACTAGTCAGGAAACGTGCGTTTAAAATGGACAATGTCCCAACTACTTCTCTGTCCTTAGTATTACAGGATGCTTAAGTCAAAGTTAAATGATTTTCTCAACGGAACTGGAAAGGAGACCGATCCAGATAAGAAACGATATGGACGAGTTTCTAAAGGCGAAAACACAACACATAATGGAATGTCTGGGGGCGCTTGGTGCATTCAAGACGAAGACATACCTGAATTTTACAAACTCTATTGCGAATACTTGCGTGACAACGGTCCACTTCACATGACCGAGAAGAGCACACGAATTGGAGCAATGCGAATTGACTTGGACTTTATCTACGATGGAGAGAAGGATGATCACCTTCACACACAAGAGCAAGTGGTTGCATTCACAACTGCTTATATGGCGGAAGTGAAGAAGTTCATCAAGGTTCCAGAGGCAGTTGAGATCTTTGTGAGCGAGAAACCTAGACCTACCTATTACAAGGACAAGGACCGCTCAAAGTCAGGTCTCCATCTTGTCATTCCTGCAATCAAGACGAACCGTTTTGTAGAAGAGAGAATTCGAATGAACTTGGTTAACCGAATGCCTGAATTCTTTCCAGATTTACCTCTTGCAGAAGACTGGAGAAAGGTCTATGATCCATCACCACTGACTCATACAAATAACTGGACCTTACTCGGATCTAAAAAGAAGGAAGGAACACCCTATCAGATCAAGTATATCTTAGATTGGGATCCTGAAACTGGTGAAATGAGCATTGATAACAATGTTCCATTGATGACTACACCTGACCTTCTCAAGAAGATGACCGTTCGTTCGGCACCTTCTGAAGAGACACCGATGACTGAGTATGCAACTGAAGAACTCAAACCCCGTCTTCAAAATGCAGAGGATATGAAGATTTCTGGAGGCAATGCACTTCAACCAACACGAGGACGTCAAGCAGTCCGTGGAGACATTAACTCTCGAGGTTCTTCACCAGACAATACAGCATATCGTCAGTCATTGACTCCTGAAATCTTAGAATACTTGACTGCACATGTCTATAATCTTGCAGAGTTTCGATACAAGGAATATAAGGACTGGATTGATGTGGGTATTTGCTTGAAGAACATTCATCCAGAACTAGAGAGCGTGTTCTTAGAGTTCAGTAAACAAGATCCCAGAGCAAATGACCGTGAAATCTCAGCAAAGTGGAACTCATTCAGTTGGCGATCGGATGGTGCACGTCTTGAATTGCGTAACCTTCTGAAGTGGTCAAAGTTAGACAACTTCAGTAAGTATGAAGAGATTGAGAGAACCAATGTCAGTCGATTGGTGAAGGAAGCAGCAAATGCTGGAACAGAACATGATGTTGCTCAAGTTGTGTATGCAATGTTTCGAGACAGTTTTAAGTGTGCGAAGTATGGAAACAACACTTGGTATCGCTTTGATGGAAATAAGTGGTGTGAAACAGATCATGGTGTAGCGCTTCTGAAACTGTTGTCTGAAGATGTCCGTAAGCAGTTCAGAGAAGGTGAAAAGCAAATGATTCAGATGGCTGAAAATGCAGGTGCGTGTATTTGCGAAGGGAAGAATGTGAATCCTAATTGTGAATCTTGTAAGCATGATACTGAAAAGATGAAGTACATCTCTATGCAGATCAAGTTGAAGACTTGTAAGTTCACAGAGAACGTGATGAAGATGAGTCGATTGCTGTTCTTGGATGAGGACTTTGGAAAGAAGTTGGATGAGAACAAGAATCTGATTGCCTTTGCAAATGGAGTCTTTGATTCATCCACAATGGAGTTTCGTCAGGGTCGTCCAGACGATTGTATCAGCTTCTCCACCAAAATCAACTATGATCCAGAACGAGAACATACGACCTATGAATGTTGGGCAGAGATTGACAAGTTCCTACACGACGTTCAACCTGATCCAACCGTTCGCAATTATCTAGTTCGTAGACTAGCAACCTGTTTGAGAGGTGGAAATGACGCTCAGAAGTTTCATATTCTCACAGGAGATGGTTCAAACGGCAAATCTATGTTGACAAACTTAATGAGTGTTTCTTTTGGAGATTATGCAGGTAAGGTTCCAATTTCACTTCTTACACAGGGTCGTGCAAAATCTGCTGCTGCAGCACCTGAAGTTCTTCATATGAAAGGTCGTCGATTTGTGACTACACAAGAACCCGATGAAGCAGTTCCACTCAACACAGGATTGATGAAGGAGTTGGCATCTTGCGAGAAAATGGCGTATCGTGGTCTCTACAAAGACATCACAGAGTTTGAAATGCAAGCTCAGATCTTCCTCAGTTGTAATGAGAAACCCAAGGTCGGGGCAACAGATGGAGGTACATGGCGTAGATTGTGTGTTGTTCATTGGCCTTCCAAGTTTGTAGCCAATCCGACTGAATCACATCATAAACCTCTAGATGAGTCTATTCAGCAAAAAGTAATGAGTGAAGAATGGGCTACTTGCTTTCTATCCTATCTAGTTTCACTGTATCGTGAAGGCAATGGGTGGCGTAAACTCATGGCACCAGAGAAGGTTCTGGTCTATACCAATGAGTATCAGGAGGACTCGGATGCGATCGCACGTTTCATCCGTGAGTATGTTACACCTCTTGCAACGGGTGAAGTTGGAGAAAGTGTTACAACTGGAACAATTTATGCAGTGTTTCAACAGTGGAAGCGAACGAATGAGATCTCTAAGGGTTCAACTTCTGAACTCAAGAAGAGATTGGAAGGCACTTATGGACCACACCCTAGGAGCGGATGGACTTCCTTCCGGTTCGATACTTCTTAGATTGATAACGCTTAGAACCCTTGCGACCCGACCGTGTTCTGCGTCGACGAGCGCCGGTGATAGACGGATCTGCTGTTGCAGGAGGAAGAGATGAGACAGTTTGAGTTTCGGGTTCAGTTTTTCCCCATGATAAAGGATTGTACCAAACCATTTGATTTATTATAATCTTACCAATTTTTTAAATGGGCAAGAAGCTGAATGTGGTCTTAGACATTGACAATACATTTGTAGAATTTACCTTCAAGAAAGATGGAAAGTGGGATGCACTTCCGGAGACTGAACGTAGCAAATATAAGTTCAAGAATGGGTTTATTCTTCGTCCTCACTTTCATACGTTTTTCAAAAGTCTTAAGGGTCTCGTAAAATCCGTTAACTTATGGACTTGGTCAGACATTGACTACGCAAACGGTGTCGCAGAAATGATTACTGCTGAAACAGGATGCCCTATTCAAAACGTATGGTGTGATACAGATGCAGAAGCTTCAGGCGAAGAGACTGGTAATAGCAAGGATTTGAACTATCTGTGGTATACTAAAAAGATATTCCAACCTTGCGATACAATCATCATCGACGATCTTGCATCCAATTCTACCAATCCATCCAACTATCAGAATGGAATCTTGCTAAAACCTTTTGCTTTGTGGGGACGTGTTAAGAAGTCTCAACCCTATGGACCCTATCAAGACCTGTCGGAAGACGACACACTCTTGAAGGTTTTGGAGGAGTTGAAACGATTAGAAAAGGATGAAAACGTGTGCGCAGATGGAAAGGAAGAAACACCGCCGTTAGAAGATGCACTACGGATTAATGTGAGTGGAGGAAGAAGAAGGCGCCGCAAAATTACTCGACGCGCTTTGCGCCGATACGGGACAAAACGTAGGTCCTGAGGAGTCCAATGGTAAAAATGACCAAGATGAAGGAGACGACGAGGTTGACGAACGCAACTAAGACCTCACCGACCTTGAGTGTGATTCCACCCATGGAGAGAGTGAATGAACCAACACCCTTGCCTGCTGCTGCGGCAGGGGCGAGCAATGGGGTGAGGATGTCCTCAGAGAGAGACTTGAAGAACTCTCCAACAACACCTCCGAGGTAGAACGAAGCGGTCAAAATTATGATGTCGCGTGAATCAAGCATATTTATTAAGAACCACATACTTTATTTCGTAAAGACAATGGACACTCGCTTCTGGGGGCCGAGTTCGTGGCAATTATTTCACTTGATTGCGTTTACTTCAAAACATCCCGACGACGTCCTGAATCAGATGAAAGATGTACTTCCCTGTAAGTTTTGTAGACAATCCACAACTGAGTATGTTCATGAACACCCTCTTCGCGGCAATCCTGGTAAGTGGTTATATGACCTTCATAATCGAGTGAACCATAAATTGAGAACTCAATGCAAAAACGACCCTGCAGTCTTAGATCCAGGACCTGATCCAGAGTTTGAAGATGTCAAAAAACACTATCTTGCATTGAAACCCACCGCCGTTCCAGGTGGCGACTTTCTAGGATCCATTTCTGCAAACTATCCTGAAGAACCCGAATCCGAACAGATGGCAACGCAACGGACCTTTTTGCATTCATTGAGTAAAGTCTACCCATTTTCTAATCTACAAAAGGTATTTGAAACATATGTGAAACAAAATGAACCTACGTTGGATTCACGAAAGTCCTATATGAAGTGGATGCATGGATTACTTACGGTATTGTCCCGAGAAACTGGAACATCTATGCCAAGTTTCAAAGGGTTTGCTCACCATCTTGCGTATTACAGGAGCGGTTGCTCCAAAAAGACGTATCATGGAAAAACGTGTCGCAAACTCTCTGGAGGTGGAAGAACCAAATCCAGAGACCATGCGAAGACGTTTAGAGTTGCTCATAGTAAGTTACTTTGATTTAGGTTTCGTGAACGCTTGAACGGTAAGACGTGCATGCTTTGCTGAATATACTTCGGGTCTTTTTTCACGGGGTCTTTTTTTACGTTCTTGTCGTGTTTTAGGTGGTTCGTCCATTTGAATCTATTATTCTGACGCACAGAAATCCGTTTTAATACATTCCATAACCCATTCCCTTCATTTCATCCATTCCACCCTTGCGTGACTTGCGACCCTTGCGAGTCTTTCGGCGACCACCGACTGACGCTGGACTTAGAGGACCCGTGGACAAACTAGCGGAAGGTGTGACCTCAGCGCCGCCCTTGTAGGTCTTCTTTGCCATCTTGAGAATGTCACCGAACTTCTTTCCCTTGTGCGACTTCATTGTCTTCTTAACATGCGTCAACCACTTATTTGCTCGTTTAGCGCCACCAACTTCAGACATTTATTAAGAAGTGAAGAAGTTATTGTAGTCCCGCCGATTTTTCAACGAACCCCGGCGTGTTTCCAAATAGAATCCATTGGCAACCATACGCAGTTGCTACTTCAGGATTAATACCCTCTTTTCCAAACACAGGGTCGGGTGTGACCAATGTGATGGAATTACGATTAAATGAAACCAGTTCAGAGTATTCGTGTGGATGCACCGCTTGACCAAATGTCAGGCGACGTAAAGTTGAATCCGTCCACGATAGATTGACTAAGTCACCCAATTCAGTGCCTTGAATTCCACCTGACACTATAATCAGTTTATCCGCAAGTAAATCCAATTCCATACTTTGCAAGTCAATGTACTCACGAGGAACCAAATGACGATGAACGGTTGTCTTCAAACACTCTGCTGCCTTATTTAACGTCACTGAGTTAGTCGTATGAGGAACAATGGACAGAATAAATGGAAGACGATTAGGGAACGCTTGAATTAAAGCAACACAAACTGAATCAAAGGTCCAGTAATCATATGCATAATCGTATCCTTGGTTTAGTGGATTTTTAGACACAACTGGGTTTCCATTCTCATCTGCATAGAGATGAACTTCTAATAATCGTCGACCCGATTGAATCACACTGTCTGCGTCTTCGTAGATACCTCCTCGCACAACGTAATCACACAATCGTTTAGAAATGGAAGGTAGTTTTACTTCTTCATCGGTTATTTCAGTCCACGCTACATATCCTACAAGTCCCAAAAGAGAAAGGGCAAGTACAGTCTCCATATCTTTCTACTCGGATGTGTTTTTTGGAATTTTAAACAAGAGACCACGGAACCCATTGATTACGTCATCTGGAATTCGCTCTTTCATAGGAATTTCCATTAAACACGCTTGGTGGAAATACAAACAATACATTCCACATTCAGAATCCTTGAATTGATGACGTGTGGCATTAAAGGTCATCTTCATAGGTTTAGATTTGCCAGTAGCGTCCCATTGAGACTTCCATCGTCGCATTAACTTTTTGATTTCAGGTTCGGGTTGGTGAGCATAGGAATCAAAATAGGTGATGCGTGGATACTCTAATTGCGGACGAATATCACAAAATAAGGCAATCCAATGTTCTCCTGGACCATCGTGTGGATCTGTATTGAAAACAATACCAATCTGATCATATTTCTCTGAGAGTTTGACAAGATTCATGGAACATAATGCACTTACAATACATTGATTGGTTTCGGATTTCAAATCAAAGTCAATCGGAATACATCCTACGAAAAAGTATTTGGGAAACAAGTTTGTAAAGTTCTTTTCAACCCGATCAATGTCATCGGACGATAACCATTCATATCGGTTCACAGACCATTCTTTGGGTGCCTTGGGTCTTTTCATAAGCGATGTGACAATACACTCTGCAGATCCTGTCACACATTGATCTTGAAGACGATGTTGAATATTCGTCCACATTTCTTCAGAGGTTCCTTTTGGAACGGGGGATTCCTTGGGATGTTCTTTGTTATACACTACACGGAGTCGTTCAATTTCTTCAACATCCAACCAAGACATTCCTTGTTTAAAATGGAATACTATTAAGTTAAGACAGACTACTTCATATATCATGGAAGCACTTAAACCCATTCTCTCAGAGTATGCAGACATTACCCGTAAACTTAATGAAGTCAACGCACGCGCTTCCGAACTTCGCGATGACCGCAGAACGGTTGAACTAGACTTGGCAGCATTATACGCTACCTCTCGTGAGACCTTACCTGACAAGATTAATCTTGCGACTTCAGGTATGACCTTTGCTGTTAAATATCCAAATCAGTGGAAAAAAGGTTGGACGCTTTCCAAAAAGGAATTGAAAGCGTATTTAGATGAATTGATTCCTCAAAAAAGTGAAGAGTTGATGCTTGAAATTGTTAAACGACAAGAGGAGAAGATGGTGGAAAGTGATTACGGTTTTGAGCTTAAAGTTGCGACAAAGCGAGATTGAGAGTCATTCTTAAGACTTTCTTCAATCTCCCTTAGGGTCTGCTGAATTTCTGCGAGTTGTTGTTTAGCTTGGTCCAAACTTTGATGGGGAAGGAACCCTTTTTGGATACGCGAAATCGTGCACACTAACGAACCATTCGTGCTCAAGAGACGGGTAGCCAAGGTATGCAAAGGCTTCACCATCAACGTGATATGATACTCAACAACACAATATTTTTAAATCCCATCATCTTCTCGCTGAAGGAAGTAGGCGTGGAGTTTTTCAGAGATTCCGCGAACACTGAATTCCAATACACCTTGCCAGTTAGGACGAAGGATTGTTCTCACATCTCGGATTCCATCTAAGATTGCATGACGATCGACATATCTGCGATTCACATGAGTGCCGTGCCATAAGTGATACACAGAACCCGATGTACATGCAATACGAGGTTTTGGAAGACTGGAGAACTCTTTGAATGCAGGAACTAAAGCAGTTTTGAGATAGGTTGTTGGAAACTTAACATCTAACCATGCTGCAGCAGAAAGTGTATCTCCACTTCCTGTGATTCCATATTCAAAGAATCCTACTTTGCGAAACCATCTGCGACGGAACGCCCACGCAAATCCTGGATGAAACTTATGATCAAAGTTTTGTTTACGGTCCATGTAGAGAACCGATGACCGTTCTTGCATGATTTTGGTATACGTAATGTCCATCCACACTGCAGATGTAAAGGGTTGAACTACATCGTTTTTGTTCAAGGCGTCTGAGACTTCACAATACCAGTGAGGATTGCCAAAGATGATATCGGCATCCAAGAACAAGACTTTGGAAAACCACCACGGAATCCTAGATTCAAGAATGGTGCAGAGATTCTCCTTGTGAAAGAGGATGGATTTACTCCAGACATGAAACGCATCGGCAATCTCGGGTTCTTGTTTATCAAACACCAACTCCAAAGTGTAATAGGGAATATTTGCAAGTTTGAGTTTTTCAATTGTGTAGAAGTAGTTCATCACCATACGTTTGGACTTTGCAGGGTTGAAGAAGACAAATCCGACTGCCATATCACGTTTCCATGGAGTATTATACCTTACATTTGCAAGTTCAATAGGTTTAGCGGTTTCTTGTTTGGGTAAAGGATCTGGTTCTTCTGTGTATGTCATAGACTGAGCGCTTCCCATTGTGTAGAAAAACGGATAAAAGATTGGATAGAAACTACAAGACATAATGACAGATGTCTACTCACCTTACAACGCCCGTAACCGATTCTTCACAGAGAAGGATATCCACCGTATTTTACACCGCCATGGTTTACCTCATTATCGTGTTTCAAATGCAAGAATCTTCCAGACCGCGATGGTTCATACAACCTATGTCAAACGATCTGAATATACTACACCCGATGGACGACCGGCGTCTCTTGCTCCGTGTCCCTCTGGTGTCATGCCCCTCCAAGATGAATCGTACGAATGTCTCGAGTTTGAAGGAGATTCCGTGCTTGGAGTATGTGTTGCAACCTATCTACGACGTAAGTACCCTGACAAAAAGCAGGGTTTTCTCACAGACGCTCGCAAGGAACTTGTTAACAACGAGCGAATCGGAGCTTTATGCCAAAAAGTCGGACTGGATACATTCTATGTCATTTCTAGGCACAACGAGGAGTCTGTGGCTATTAATGGACGACGAAATATACAGAAACTGGGAGACATATTTGAAGCTTTTATTGGTGCGCTATGGACAGATTGTGGAAACCGATTTAACATTGTCTACTCATTCGTCACCAACGTTCTGGAAGCCTATTTGGACATCCAGGATGTTGTCACTACTATCACCAACTACAAGGATATCTTTCAGAAGTATTGCCAGCGTGAGTTTGCGACAACTCCTACGTATACTATGATAGAGTCCAATGACGCTTTGATTCGGGTCACAATTGTTCTCAAAGGAAAAACGTTAAAAGAAACGGGTGAAGGAACGACTCGTAAGAAAGCAGAACAAATGGCTGCTAAACAAGCGCTTGAAGGATTCGGTGTTACTTTCGCTTCTGCGTAGTGACTCTAGCGTTTCGTCCACATTTGAACCGTTTGAGTGTTCGCCCTCGTGTCCATAATACAGACTTAACACAGACCGCGATGGGTCCTTTTTCATTGCGAAAGGTCTTCCTAACTTTCTTAATACACTTGCAAAACCTTCTTGTTTGATTAAGTCGTGCCATTGTGTCAAACTCAGAAGAATATATCCTCGCAAAGAATAAACATAATGGGCGGTGGTCTTCTACAACTCGTTGCTTATGGTGCTCAGGATGCGTATATCACTGGAAATCCTCACATTACCTTCTGGAAGGTTCTCTACAAGCGTCATACGAACTTTGCAATGGAGGCGTTCCGTGTGAACTTCACGGGTGCACCTCAGTATGGTCAACGTGTGGTTGCAGTCATCAATCGAAATGCGGACTTGATGTACAAGACCTACTTGGAGGTCCAACTCCCAGACACATATAGTGCAGCAGATGGTTCAGGTGTCAAGTGGACTGGTGCTTATGAACGTCGTCTTGGATACCAACTCCTCAAGAAGATTGAGGTTGAGATTGGTGGACAGATCATTGACACTCACTACGGTGAATGGTTGTTCTTATGGGAGAACTTGACCTCTGGATTTGACAACTCTGTCAAGTTAGACAGCATGACAGGTGGTTACCTTGGAGGCACGGAGACCAGCGCAGTGTCTTGCGGAGGTCGCCCAGCAGTCTTGTATATCCCTCTTCAGTTCTGGTTCTGCCGAAACCCAGGTCTTGCATTGCCCTTGATTGCCCTCCAATACCACGAGGTCCGCATCAATGTTACATTGAACCCTGCAACTGATTTAGTGTCTGGAACTCCTGGAACTGCTGGAAGTGTTTCAACTGCAGCATCAAAGTTGCCTCAATTGAAGGACATGTCACTCTATGTAGACTATGTCTATTTGGATGTCGATGAGCGTCGCCGATTTGCTCAACAGTCTCATGAGTATTTGATTGACCAACTTCAGTTCGGTCTTCAACAGACACTCACAACATCAAGCGCCCGAATTGACTTGACGTTGAATCACCCTGTTAAGGAATTGGTGTGGGTCTTTCAGGACGCCCGCAAGACAGACTGTGGTTCTGACTTGACCAAGAACATGGGATTCACTCAACCTTTCAGTTACGATGATATTGTCAATCGCGCCCGTCTTCAAATCAACGGTCAAGATCGATTTGACGAGCGATATGGTGATTATTTCTGGAAGGTTCAACCTTACCAACACCACTCAGGAGGTGCTTTCTGGCCAACTCGTGCACAAGTGACAGCACCAACAGCATCAACAGTAACATCTACATGTAGTGTTGTTGGAGACGTACTCACTTCAGGCGCTGTATCTGCAGGAACAAACTCACCACCACCTTACATAGTTGAGGGTGCAATTGTTTCAGGAACAGGTATTGCTCCAGGAACTATTATTTCTGCGTTTGGAACGGGTTCGGGTGGTGAAGGAACCTATCAGCTCAGCGAACCTGCTACTATAAATGGTACAGGTCTAAGCATTACATTCACGCTGCCTAACGTCAATTATGCTCCTCACAGCAACCCAATCAACGTGTATTCATTCGCACTCCAACCTGAGGAACATCAACCAAGTGGAACCTGTAACTTCTCACGCATTGACACAACCACCCTTGTGTTCGACAGTGTCTCAACCTCAGGTATTGCAAAACCCACTAAGACAACACCCTTCAACTTCCGTATGTATGCAGTGAACTACAACATCTTCCGAGTCATGTCTGGAATGGGTGGACTTGCCTACAGTAACTAAGTCCTTAAGGTCTTGAATGATTTCAATTTATCTACAAAGAATATCATTAGTAATTAAATGGCTAGACATTGTCATTCATCTATGTACAATTCACTAATTGAAATGGGAATGGATGATCGTTGGTCAAGATATAGGGGTGGTGGGTATACTGAAGCACATCAAGTTGGACCGTATAAAGTTGAGATTGCAGATGAGGGGGTTGATACACGCATCTTGCTTTGGAACCCATTGAAACCATGTGTATCTATGGTTATTGAAAAACAAAGCAAAGAAGCAGTACTTGATTTAGTAGAATATGATGCGGATTGCGCAACCCCTCAAATGACTCGTGATATGATCCACTTTGGATTAGACCTGCTAAAACAACAAGGTGCAATCAAAGTTCAACTGACAGATAAATCACGAGTACGATGTGGAACAAGTAAAGTTAGATTAGGTCTGATGTATTTTTTAAAATACGGACAAACATGGTATGAAAAGTATTTTGGGTTTTATCCAAGTCCTGAATATATAGATCAATATGAGAAACTTAAGAATAGACGATTAGAACTTGATATAGATTTCATTGCAAAACAACCGTGTGAGTATTTCACAGACGATGTTCTTCAAGATATTCTTTCTAGAATTGGTTACAAGTTTTTACAATCAATCATTTGGGAAAAAGAGTTATAATATAATGATCAAGTTGATAGTCGTTTGCTTAATTCTTTGTATTGCTTGGATCTTGATGAATCCTAAAAAAAGTTTCCGAAAAGAGGAACCTACTACACGTTTGTATTCGGAAGGCACCCGTGAAGTCCTAAGGTCTGTTGGATCATTATCGGCGCCAGATGACCCTTCCCAGGGCATTTTGCGTGGTCATGACCAAGGACATGACCGATTTCGTGCGAGATAACATACTGACGATATCCATTCAAATCTTGACCGCTCTTTGCAGAACCATGTTTCCAATTCTCTACATTAATTCTTAATTCCTTTCCTCCTAACTCTGCGCACGATAAGGTGTCATCACATCCTACCTTGCGAAGACCTGCTTTTGATGAAAGATGAATCACAACTTGAGGATTCCTCTTTACTTGAAAAAAACGATACCCTTTAGACTCCCATCCATTTGGATCCGCTAAGCAGATCGCTACATCGGTTGCAAAGTCTTTCAAAGAAAAATCCACATCTGGATCTACGACCACACTATAGGTGATACGCTTCATTGATTTCACGTGTGATTTTTAATTCAATTGTAGATGCTTCATCAGAGTATTCATGATCAATGATTTGGTAGAGTAGTTGATTCCCTTTTCTTCTAATACACACGCTATGATACCACCATCTTCATATATGATTTCAATTAACATGTCAACTTCTTGCGTTTGAGTTAATCGTATGACCCATCTATGCGGTTCTTGTTTGATTTCATACTTCATGTCGGGAAAGTTTAGTTCATTCAATGTTGTTAAAAGTACTTGCTCCATCTTAGTCTACCTTCTTCAGTTTTGGAAAAAATCAAATCCATTTTAAAGACTAAATGTACTTTCTATTCGAAGCAGTTCTTGTTGGTTTGTTTTTGTTGCCTGTCTTCTGGGTCACTGAAAAAGCGGGATTCTCGAAATGGATCACGGTGTTCCTTGCAGGTGCGTTATTCCATATCACTGCAGAGTTGACTGGAATTAATCACGCCTATGTTCTGACAAAGCACTAGTGAGTTCATCATAGGTCCCATAACCGTATCCACATAAATGTCCTATAAATCGTTCACGTTTGAAGGGTATGAACTCAGTTCCTTCAATTATTTTTTCAAAGAGAGTGAATGCATCCACTACTGAAACAAAGATAGGTTTAACATCCGTCCAATGATTTTGAGGAAGAACATAATGAATACGTTTGAGTGAGTCATCGTCAAATGGCACACTCAACTGGATGAGTTTGTCTAACAGAGTGATTGAGATTGTTTTAGATAGGTACGCCATTGTATTTGACTTCAATGGTTTGGCAAACTCAAATCTGTTTTAACAGATGTCTTGCAACATGTTCTACGACATTGACATTCACCGAGTTTCCTAGTTGACGATATGCGATTGCATCCTTTTCTGGAAGAACATGATCTTCTGGGAAACTTTGAAGACGAGCACATTCGCGAGGTGTAATGTATCTTGCTTTGGATCCTACAATTGAAGTCTGAACAATCGCGACCAAAGTTGGAAAGTCGGTTGCATTCTTGACTCGGATTCCAGATTGTCGTAATTGAATGTAGTGATTGTCAAGAACCTTGTCGGTCGGTTTCATAACACCTGCTTGCCATTCAAGTTTCGCATAGACCTTGCGTTTTTCAAGAACCTCCTTGTGTTTTTCCATCCATGCATCCCAGATAGGTTTATGTGCTTCGTAGAGTTTCTTGTTCTTAGTGATGTACGTCTTCTTCCACTTGGCAATTCCTGCAGCATCTGGGTCTTCCTTAAAATACTCAAGAATGATTGGGACACCTAATGCAGTTCCTGCTAGAACTGGAATCATTTCATCCCATGCTTCGCAGACTTGTTTGAATTCAGGTTTGATGTTGTATTTTGTTTCAACCTTCTTCTCTAAGATGACGACCTTTTCCTTCACAGGTTCTGGTGGAAGTGTGATTAAACCAATATCCTTTCGGACTCCCATGAAATACACACGTTCGCGTTTCTGCGGAACTCCAAACATATGTGGACTTAGAACTACATGCTTCATATCGTATCCAAGATCATCAAAGACTTTGAGAATGGTTTCAAAGACAGCACCTTTCTGAACCTTGAGAATATGCTTGACGTTCTCAAGAAGTAAGTATCGTGGTCTCTTTGCCTCTACAATCCTTGCGATTTGGTAGAAGAGCGTTCCTCGTGTATCTTCAAGTGCACCTCTGCGACCTGCATTTGAGAACGGTTGACAAGGGAATCCACCACAGAGAACATCATGATCAGGAATGTCTTCTGCTTTCAATTGATAGATATCACCGAACGGTCTCATTCCAAAGTTTTGCTCATATGAATCTTGACAGTTTTTGTCAATATCGGATGCAAGAACACATTCACCTCCTAACTTCTCTAGAGCACGATGAAATCCACCCATTCCACAGAAAAGGTCTACAAATTTGAAAGGCATGTAAAAAGAGTTGTATTAAAGAAGTGAATATCCATTTTGAAGTTAAGCGAGATGTACTACATGTGAATCGTGAACTTGAAACTGCATAGACCCTGAATGAACATTTCCCTTACCGCGAATCTCAACACGGTAGTTTTTCAAGACTCCACCTTCTTCTACTACAAGTTTGTAAAACATCTTTGCACATGCACCCGTGTAAAGACTCTCATCTTCAGTAAAGGATACAAACCTTGCAGAATCAGGACCTAGTTGTTTGAGTGAGACTCCATCAAATTCCCAAATCTTCACAGGACACTCTAGGCAGAAGAGATGTTTCATTAATTGGTTTGTAATGTTTTCATCTGATGCAATGACCTCGCGGATTACACTAAAGTATGGATTATTACGATCATAAAATAGTGCATTGACTTGGTGTCGATTCTCATTTAAGTGTTTAGGAAATCCATTCTCAGTAAGAAACTCCTTGCGAATTCTTTTAACTCGATTACCTGTATCCTTTTGCATCATGCTCTCCACGCTGAAGTTTGTCTTTGTAGCGTTGGTTGTTGCTTTTACTGAGATGCCCATTAATCTTCCATCTTCCATCTCCAACCATATATCTCCCTTTGCCGTCTTTCGATCAACTCCTACTAATGCAGTATGGTCAAACCGTGTCTTTTCCAGAGCAATTACCCGTATACAATTCTCCCATTCAGGAGATCGCAGTTCATTGAATCTATTTATTAGCGGTTGTAGATTCCCTTGTGTCAAGAGATTTGCTCTAAATTGTGGAAACTTTGGACAATGTAACCATGAAGGACATTCTTCAACTGTCTTTGGGTCTACTCCAGGTAGTTTAATCAATAATGCATATGCGAGTTCAAGAGGATTACAATCTGCATTTCTTCTGGGCATTCTTGTCTTTAGTTCTTCAGGATTTGTGTGTTCGTTTTTCAACCAGCGGTTGCCTCAGTGTTATGTAGGACTTGCCACCCACTTTCCTGACCCAACTAAATCCGTTTTCCGGATCGTCCAAAATGGATTTGATCTGCCCAACGAAACTCATCCCAAGTCCTACATACGATATACTGTGTGAGGCGTGCGTACATACGATACAATGTTACAATTAATTCCCTATAGCGTTACGATGAGAAAGTTAGGATACGTCTTGGACACGTCGATTCGTGGATTCATGCGTAGTCAGTGGGTGCCCAAGGGGGCAATCAAGAAGCAGAAGGTTATGAACGAAAAGGTTGACCGGGTCGTTCATATCTTTGAGACGTTCGCGAAGGTTGTCTCGCGAAAGTGGAGAGTCTTGTTGGACAAGCGTGCAGAGATGCGCAGACTCAGGTCCATCGTGCTGCCCATGTTACAGACGGTTGGACCATATGAACACTGGGGCAATATTGTCTACGAGGAAGACATTCGACAGAAAAGGATTCAGAACGACATTCAACAGGCGTACTTTGATCGCCTCGTTGCGATGCCCGATGCAGAGTGGGTTGCCCACACTCAGCGCGTCTTCCGGCAGATCTACATCAATCGCGAGGAGATTCAACCTTGGATTGCCATTGCAAACATGATCAACCGTCGTCGCTTGGAAGCGCGCATGGCAATCAATGAAAACAAAGCAGTCTGGACAGAAATCAAACCAAAACGTAAGATCCGTTCGGGACGATTTGGAGCATTGGAGGATATCGATGAATAACAATTGACACAAATCTGAAACTAATTTACAACTCACCTAAAACAAAAACAAAACAAAAAGAGTTTTTACTTTCGACTTTGAACATTGTTGGATTCTGTTGGATTCCTGTTGGATTCCATGAACCACTGTCATGCAGACTCTTCGCGACTTTCATGTGTTTAATGGAGAAGTTGATTTTGCAGTTGACTTTAAATTTAATCTCCTTGAAGTTGATTTCTTCTTCT